TTTATTCTGCTGATGCCTTTTAAAGGATGCCATCCTTGCTATTGTGTCACGTGAAACTCTTTCTCTCTTTGCTAACTGATTGGCTCTTGCCCATCCAACAGGAGTACCACAATCACTGCCATTCTCTTCCTTGTACTTTAATGCTCTCTTTGCATTATTAGTTGCAGCCTCTGGGTAATCGTTGTAGGTTTCTTCTTTGTACTCATTCTCTTCCTCTTCAAGATATTCAGCGTATGCCCTTGCTGCATTCGATTCAGAGGTAAATACGCATTCACCATCTCCAATTCTCCAATTTCCGTTTTCACACCTTGTTATTGGCATTATGATATAATTTGAGGTTCATTTAACTTTGGTTTCCTTAATAAACGACCATTGGCATCTCTCTTTGGGATAAAACCAACCGTGCAACGGCAGTTAATCGTGAATCCTGGAGGTGCAAAAATACCATTAGATTCATCACTCAACTGACCAGGCTGCATGATAACCACAGGCTCACCCTTCTTCCCCGTGGAGGTGAATGGTTCTTCAAACGGCACAACCTTCCCATCCATTTGCACATGATCGAATTCATCTTCAGGAATTCTCCTTGTACGCTTATCCCTTGCTGAAATCCATTCTTTATCTACATAAAATCCATGCGCCTCCGCTCCTTTCATTGCTCCGATATTCGATGAACGCATAACCTCCGTTCTCACAATCCTTCTTGCCCTCATGGCTGAATATGCCAAGTTCTCATCAGAAAGGATAAGTTTCACAATCTCATCCACGCCTAATCCTTCTTCGATGCCTTTGGTCACGATATCATTGAGTTTCTTCTTTGTAGTTGATGTTATATCAGCCACCAAGACAAACCCCTGCTTTAACAAGAACTCAAGTACCGCATCAGTCCACTCACGATTAAATCCGAATGTTTCAGCTTTTTGTGCCTCAATCCGCAATGCCCTATAAACACTATTGCCAAATAGTAAAACAGATTCCTTGTAGAGTGATTCAAATATCTTGAGCATCTCTTTATCCCACAAATCCAATCCAAGGCGTGAACGTGCAGCATCAATACCAATAACTTCGATGTCACGAGCAAATCTCTTGAAAGTATTCCAAACAGATTGTTGAATCTGCTCAAAGTACTTTTTGTCAAGACCTGCTCGTAGCCTTTCGGTTTTCATCCAGTATTCTTTCCGCTGCTTTGCGTTCATTTTCTAACTTTAGTTTATACGATGCCCTTAAAGCATCCATCATCCTCTTCTCTATCAAGCAAGTCCTTTCGGCTGCCGTTTTAGGGTATTTCTCATACACCATTTCCATTATTGTCATCCGGTACCGTTAAATCCATCATTGACATCTCAAGTGGCATCATTCCACCGCTCACATAGGATGAGGCATAAGCACCTCCTTTCTCTTCATAACCCATCGCAGTTCTCTTCTCATCAAAAGTCAGCCAATCGGCTTGTTTAAGTTGAGCCACCATCTTCTCCATGTCTGATTGGAGTTCTGGTAGTGCGGAGATATCGAAATCAATGTAAACGTTCTCACCGAATCTTGGAACGAGCCAAGAGTTCAACTCATCCCTCAATTCCGCACAAAGCGGTGCAATGGTGTTAGTGATGAGGTCACGCATCCCATTGGTGTAGTTGTTATATGATGATGTGTCAGTATCGAACAACACAATAGGCATTCCGAATACACGACACCATTGATGCAGTGTCATTTGAAGAGTCTTCACAAGTTCCATGTCAACCGATGACAACCCGAAGTTTAGGTAGTTGTATGGATATTGCATAACACCAACAGAACCTTTGTTGTCAGTTCCGTTTATCCGCTCATTGATGGCACGTTGGATGATAGATGCCTGTTCAGGTGTCATCTGGGGGATGTTGTTATTCACAGGCTGCGGAACTAATGCACCTTTCGCACCACCATTCTGTGTCATCTTAGCACTTGCATCCGCTGCGTTATTTGACATCCTAAGCAGTTTCCACGCTGAACGCAGTGGTGAAACGCCACGAAGGTGAGAACGAGTCACATCGTTAAAATCTGGATTCCAAGACTTCCAATGACATACATTAGCCTTTGGGATGTTGATACCTTGAGCGACCATCAGCTTATACCCCAATAACCCGTAAAGGTCATTCGGATCAGGGTAAATCTCAAGGAACTGAGTAGGCAATACGTTCAATTCAAGGAATTTGCCATTCTCTATATTCCCATCGTTTCCGTAGATATTTCCCTCACCGCTTAGGATTCTATACCCGAATAAGTTTTGAAAGAACTGATCTTGTGCCTGTTGTGGATTAGGTCGCTCCAATAACTTAGCCAAAGGAGTCCCCGTTACCATATTTTCCTCATAGGCGTTCTTCCGCTCCATCAAGGCACGTTCAAACGCACCTTTATTGTGCAGACCCTTTGAGAGTTGCTTGTAACGTTCCAAAGATGTCTTCGCCTTCTCGCCTGGCTTCATCTTGTACACATACCAAGGTATTGAACCTGCTTTCCTTGCAAGGAAGGTGACGATGGAGTAAACATCCGAATTGCCCATGTACCCATCATCAACATACGCCTGTTGGTAGTATGGCTGAAGTACAACACCATTAACGGCTTGAACTTCACGCTGCGCTCCGATATTCGGATTTAGTCCTTTTTTCTTGAATATATCTAAAACACCCATATTGTTATATTATTCCCCACGTTAACTGAGGAGCGTTTAATTTAGTATACACACTATATCTAAGTCCGTCTATTGCGTGATCCATGAATTTCACAGGCTCATCTAATCGTTTACCATTCTTGTCAGTTTTCCACTTGTAGTTCTTGAGTTCCTTGATTAGATTGGCTGAAGTATCCAACACAAAGAAAGGTAAAGATTTTATCTTTTGGATACCTACGAAAACATCTTTGTTTGAAGGTTTCGCATTGAACCCATTCCGCACAAGTTCCTCAATAGTCTTAGGCTCTGCGGAATCGCAGAATATCTCATCGTAGGCTGAAATGCCCAGATTCTTGATACGTTCTACAAGGTCATTTGTGGTGAGTTTGGTTTCATAAAGCATCTCCTCTGCATATATACCACCATCATAAAATACCACCTTGACCATTGCCGATGGGTTATTAAATCCAAAGTCCAACCCGTAAACTGTCTCACCTTCAGGCATCTTTGATACTGGCCTCCAATGGGTGTAAACAGTGTCATTCTGATTACCTTTCTGACCTAATCCGTAGACAAGCCAATAGTTCTCATCAGCATCCTTTAATCGTTCGATTTCAGCCACCAATTCCTTCGGCAGGAATGGATTGTCTTTGTATGTTGTGATAAAAAAGTCAGCATCATCCCTTGGAATTACTTTATCAAACACCCAATGATATTCGTCTGATGGATTATAATCCAGAACGATTTTACCCTCCGTTCTCATTGTAAGCTGCACCCATGCCTCATATGACATTTCTGTGCATTCGTTCATGAATAAGTAAGTTCTCTTCCTACCCCGTATTTTATGAGGTTGGTCAACGGAAACGAACTCAACGAGGTTACCATTGAGGTTGTAAGTCTGCTCTGTTTTATTGTGGTTGCTCTCATCGTAAATACCCATTTTCAGCAGGATTTCAATGAAATCACGCAGCACCGAACCCTTTATGCTCGGAAGTGACTGCCTCACAATGGAAAGCGTTTTGCCCCTTTCCTGGAGGAGTTTAATGACAAACCACAGGATTATGTTGTACGTTTTACCCGAACGAGATCCGCCCTGCATCACAGTGATACGGGTAGACGAATCCTTAAGGATTTCGAAAACTCTACTTGTTTGTATTTTCAGCGGTTCCCCCATTGATAATTTCTACAACTAATCCTGATAAATTGCCTTCGATTGTCTGCTCTACTTTCTTTACTGGTTCGCCAAGGTAGTATTTCACAAAGAGTTTAATGGCTTCCATATCCTTCTCCTTTATCTTTTCACCCCAAGCCTTGAAGGCATCTGGTTCGAACACAGATAATTTCTCCATCTGCTCCTCTTCATCCATCCTCTTTTTCCGACCCGCTCCAGGTCTCTTACCACCCCATCCTTTAACGTTGCTCATGATTATCAGTTTGTTTATTCAAGACTATTGCATGCATATCGTGTGTAAAGCCTTTAGAGTCCACTTCCTGCCTCTCAAATATCCTCAGCTTAACCCAACCATCATCTGACTGCAAAGTGTCTAAATACGCCTTAAAATCCTCTACAAAGACATTGAGCATTATGCTATTGTCTTTGGTGTTATGCCGTATGTAAAAACCTTTCTTTGCCATTTAAACAAAATTAATCAGATTTAGATATTTATGGCGAAATATTTTTTGTAGGGTAACTTGGGTAACTTGGGCAACTTCAAATGCGGTTCTATGAAGTGCTATAAAAATCACGCGTTATATATACTCTCTATAATATAATATTCTATAACCTTTTATAGGAATTTATCTTACCCAAGTTACCCTAATACGCTGAAAGCCTTATCTACATTGAGTTTGAGTAGGGTAACTTCGTCAATTTACAAGTTACCCGAAGTTGCCCAACCTACCCTATTTTGGCATAATTTGGTATTTTTGTACACCATTTTTCTTTTTTTGCTCATAGCCAACTTCTTTTAATACGATTCCAAGTTTCTTTGATCCTACTCTCAATTTCATTTTATCCATTATGATTGAGACTATTTCCGTATTTGTTAAATAGCTATAACCATCATGAATTGTTGGATTGTGAAACAATTTTTCCAAGCACTCTTCTTCAACTGATGGTTCAGAATTCCTTGCATGGGTATACTCTTTCATTAAGTCAATCATTTTATCAGTAAGCTGCGCTTCATAGCCTTTTTTGTGCATATCGTACAATTGACCAAAAAGCTGCTCTTTATCTATACTATTATATAGTTCATAATCAAATTTTCCAATAACCTCTAATACAAGTATTCTGCGATTGCCTGTAATATCATTAAGTATTTTAGTTTCATTGGTAGTGGCACAAAGGGATGCTATACGTTTCATTTTGACGTTTTGTCTGCCGTACGGCTCTCTGATATCAAAATGAGGTGCTGAAAGTAGCCTTTTAATTAGTTTAGCATCCTCTTTAGCCTTACCGCTATATTCATCATCAAGAATGAGTAATTTTTCGCACATGAGTATTTGGTCATCCTTACCATTATCCAATTGTGACAG